GCTGTTGCCGCTGGATGTAATGCCGTTAGGCTCACCGCCACTGCCCTCGCCCCAACGCCAGCCGCCACGTCCGCCTGTGGCTTTTAAACCAAATGCACTACTGTCACCGCCGTTGCCGCCCAAAATCCAACCACCTTTACCACCACCGCCGCCACAGACAGCGACACGTAGACGTGTTACCCCAGTTGGGACCGTAAAGCTATGGTTGCCAGCTTCAGTCCAATATTTTTCGGTGTACGGTACGACTACGCCGCCGCTGCTCTCATGTTTTGTTGCCACGGCATATATGACGCTGCCGATTTTCACCCTCATGCCTGTAGCGTTGACATCATCTGTCGCTTTAAGAGCTACATAACCGTCGGTGTTATCGACTCTTACTCGCAGAGCTTTGTCCCCGGCTTCTGCTGAGGTTGAGTAGATGTTGCAGGCAACAGCCGTGCCGCCTGTTTTTTGTACATATAATTTTTTGCTTAAAATACTCATATGTCACCTACTCAATCCAGATACTGCCACCGGGGATATTAAGAGCACTGCTGACGGTCAGCGTCTGCACCATTGTTGTGCCGGTGAAAGACGCATTGTTGGTAGTAGCAGGAGTATACCCTAAAGCACTTGTCACGTTGCTTTTGGCAAGGCTGATAATGCCGTTTGATACGCTGATGTTACTGCCTACCTTAACACCGCCCAGCGTACTGCTTGTAGCGTTTGGCAATGTATACGCACTTGGGATAGTCGGCTTGTTGCTCAAATCATTGTAGCTACCGCTTGTCGCAACCGCTGATAAGTCCGTTGTCTTAGCATATGCCGTTAACGTAGATGACGTAACATCAGCTGACACAACGCCGCTGGTGTTGATTGTCAAGCCGCTACCAATCTTAACACCGCCAAGCGTGCTGCTGCTTGCCGTAGGTAATGTATAGTTACCACTACCACCGCCAACACTGATAGTCACATTGCCGTCAGAATCAGGCTTAACATTGTTGATTGATTTCACATAGCTGTTCAAATCTGTTTTAGTTGCATATGTATTGATAATCACATTGCCAGAACTGTCCCTTGTCGCATAGGCAGCTATACCTGTTTTATCCAACTTTTTATCCACCGCCGCATAGACAGCTTTATTTTGGACAGCGTTCGTGCTTGTCGACGATAACTCAGCATCTACTGTTACGCTACCGCCACTGCCACCACTCACGCTTATTGATACATTGCCGTTGCTGTCTGGAGATGTACCATTAACCGATTTTACATAACCATTAAGAGCACTGCTTGTAATGTAACCGCTGTTGTTAGTCAAATCACCTGTTGCAGTCGGTATTGTAGGAGTTCCTGTCAAATCGTTATAACTTCCGCTGAACGCCACTTTTGCAAAGTCCGTTGTAGCACTTACGCCCAAATTTGTACGTGCTCCGGCTGTTGTTGTTGCGCCTGTACCGCCCAAAGCAATGGGGACAATACCCCCACCGCCTGTCGGTAAATCTCCACTGCCCGCAAGGTTTAAAGCATTATCAATTTCATCATTTGTTGCTATATCAATATCAAGATTAGATAAAGCCGCAGTAATTGTTTTGTTCTGCACAGGATTCGTAGATGTCAGAGATAATTCGTTATCAATAGCAACTTTAGGCAGTAATCCTACAATTTTAGTGCCGTCTGCACCTGTAGCACGAACACCCTCTGCCATGTTATCTGCCGTGACAGTATCGCTTGTCAGGTCAACAAGCGTTGTGTTCCCATAAATCACTTTATTGACTGCCATAGTTTCCTCCTTGTTATCCGATTGTTACGGTAACACCACCTTGCGCATTATCCGATTCATTATACGGAATAGCTTCTACTGTAACCTGAGATAAATAGTTATATCCTTGCGTGTCATCTGGCAAAATTGTTTGTGAAGTTGTTTGTGGTGTAACCGTTTTCGCTTGTGCTTTTGCGCCTTCAGTACCCGACATAGTGCCTGTTACACCCAAAATGCTAACACCAGCACGGATGTTGCCAGCAATAATCTTTGCCTGCTCAGTTGTACTAATGGACACTATACCACTGCCATCATGATAACCAATTGGAATATTATATGTTTCCTCTTTATTACTAATAGTGCCAGTCACAGCACCATTATTCTTCATCGTACCTGTTAATTTGTTGCCATTGACATACGCAGTCTTGCCACTTAAAATTTCGGCAACTGCCGCAGTAGCATCGCCTGTATCTGCGTCGAACGTGCAAGTACCTGTGATAGCAGCACCGCTCTTATCATGAGCAGTATAACCGCTCAGCACTTTATCCGCAGTAACAGTATCAGATGTAAGGTCAATAAGTGTTTTGCCACCATAAACAACCTTTGAAATTGTCTTTTCAGCCATAATTTACCTCGCTTTCATCACCAATATAAACAGTAATGCCATCAGATAAGTTACTTGTTTCGTAATATGGAATCTTTTTCACTGTTATATCACTGTTCAGCAATTTATCTTTCGTTGGCAAATAATAATCTCCCTCTACTTTCGATACTGCCGTGTAATCGCCCTCATAAGTACCTGTACCCACATCTTTACTTATGCACCCTGTCAGCACCTCTTCTTCTGCGCTGATATGTCCATGCAGTTTTTCATAGCAGGTCATCAGTACGTCACCTCTTCCATTATGCGGAAAGTATGAGGCGGTATGACTGTATCAACATAGCCGTCTGCCCTTGTGAGCTGCACGTCATAGCAGTACTTGCCAAATTCAAGGTCTGCCGTGTCGGACGGTTCAAGCACCAGCTTATTTGTACCTGTCAATCTTTTTTGTATAGCTATCTCAGCGTTGGGATTTGCCCTAACTGTAAAAATCAAAACATCGTCATCGGCAAGCGATACAGATTCACCATTACTGTTGCAGATGTTAATTGCAAAGAACCCAGTATCGCCCCGGATTATCGAAATATCGTTGTAATATACCTTGAACACTATGGATTCCCCCTATCTACAGCAGTGTCACCATATGTTTACGTTGTTTCTATCCACACATCGCCTTCACCCTGATTAGTCGGCACAGATTGTTGGACAACAACATTTCCGCCCAGCTTATCTTTTACCATCCACTGACAACTGCCGTCTGTTACCAACAAACCATTGCTGACAGAAGAAAACGTAGGCTCATTGACTGCCGTTGTACCCTCAACAGTACATTTAAGACTGTACCTTGACGGCAAATTGGGTGAAGTAACAATATCGCCAACAGAATACTGCTTATTGTTTTCTCTGATATTGCCAGCCTTAAAAAGATACTGTGCTTTTGTGTCGTTCAACTGTTGCAATGCATTAAAAAATTCCATAGGCGGCGGTTCATTCTGTTGCAGATAGCCCCACCCACGCAAAAACGATGCGTCAGGCCATTGCAGCACCTCGCCTGTAGTCGCACCGCTTGCAAAGATTTTGTTGAAATCTGGCTGTGTGATACCCATATTATCATCGCCTTTCTTATACTAAACTGCCCTCAATCTCAAGCACTCTAGCGAATGTACCTACGCCAAAACCGCTGAAATTGCCGACATTTTTGCCATTACGGCTAAACCCGAATGTTCCGGTTCCGTTGAACCAATAAAAGTAAACAATACCGATGCCAGCTCCACGTATAACAAGGTCAAGTGTGTTTATGAGATTCATCTCGTTGCTTGATACATATCTGCCTATGCCTACACGTATCTTTGCGTTACCGCCGTTAACGGCAACCACACGGCTTAACCCGAACATTCTCTTTATGCTTACAAGAGTGCTCTCTCTACTGCCATCTGTAGTGTTCTTCGCTATTTTTGAGAATATAGCAAGCCTGTACTTGTCATCGTTCAATGTTGCTGAAGACAAGTATGTATCACCATACCTGTAAAACTTCGCCGCACCAAATGTCTTGTCGCCATGCTCGGGAAATCCGAAAAACTCATTGCCTATGACGGCATCTACCTTGCGTGAGATGTCTGCGACCTCGCCGCACATATCAAGCTGTTTTCCAACCGCCACGTCTGGCCATATCTGTGTACGTATCTGTTCTTTCAGTTGTTCGTGATACTCAAACTCTTCACCAATGACTTCAAGTATTGCTTTTATAACAGGCTTATCATAAAACTGCGACAACAGCAGATATAACATTCGCTCTGTAGGTTTACCCATATTCTAAATCTCCATTGCCACTGTTACACGCTCTGTGCTGAACGTAGCAACCTCTCCACGGTCAATAGGAATACTTTTATCCACATAGTTACTGCCGTCTTTGGATATGCTTATATCAAGATATGATATGCCGTTTACTTCACTGTAAATAGGACCTACAAACCTTTGAGATATAACATCTACGCCCATATTTAGCTTTTTGCCTGTATCTACTACTATTTTTTTGACTGTATTTACCAAATCGCCCGGCAATGTTTCCTCTTTGTATTCGTGGATAATAACTTTTACCCAAATCGGCACTTCAACAGGTCTGCTAAACCGCACCTTTTCCGCCGTTCCCTCACTGTCTTTTACTTCAAGCTCAATATCGCCGTTAGTGTCAATGCCTATCGGAGCTTTATTGAGTATAGCCTGCGCTATCTCCATGTCATCACCGCCATGCACGATTGCAAGGAAACTATGCGGTTTCAGTCCGTCAACTGTCACATCACTTCTGTTCTCATAGATGGTTACATTATCTACACCTTGCAACTCCATGAGTCCTGCTTTTATAGACTCTTTCATCGATACGCTTTTGGCATATACTGCCGCCGCATATCTCTGTCTAAGTTCCGTCACTGTTTCGTTATCTCTGCCCACATAAGCTGTCGTTTCATTGCTACAACGTGTCCAGCCATCATAAATAGTATTGATTTCTGTGATACTGCCAATCTCCGGGTCTAAAGGACCTGTGTTTTCAGCAACAAAAATAACAGGGCTGCCTACTTCCACAACTTCCATGTTCTCCGTAGGAACTACCCTGCCACCATATCTTCTGTCTTTTTGGCTTAACACCAGATTTCCGTTGTTGTCAACACTGCCATTCCAATCACTGTCCGCAATCTGTGTTATCAGTCTTGCGTATATCGTTGTAGCAACATCGCCCCTCTGAGCCACATAACTTGCCCTTACAGAGCTGTTCAGCAGAAATGAATATAACTCTCCTGCCTTAACATTTTCAATGCGTAGAGATACATTTACGGCGTTGTTAAGACTTATTGTACTTGTTGAAACAATATCGTATTTTTCATCATCCGCACCTTTCACTTGGCAGTTTGACGGCAGAACCATATTATTAACACCATAACAGATAAGATACAAATAAGTTGATTCAGCTTGTTTACGCATAACGCCACTATAAATAATAGTATTGTCGATACTGCCTTCATCAGCACTTACAGGCGAACGTGCATAGTAATCATACTCTGCAAGTTCCCACTGTCTGTCTGATTCCTCAGCTATCAGTCCTACCAACACACCGATAACGCTGTTCGGTTTCCTGCTTACGGATACTCCCAGTTTTGCATCCAGCCTGTCAAACAGATTCTTGCGTATCTCAGGTAATCTCATTCTGACAAAGCCGTTAGGTGTAACTCCATACTGTGTATCATCACGTATTGCCATAGCCTAGTTTCTCCTTTCTCGTAACCAAACCATAGGACGTAGATGCTTCATACTCTACTGCCATAGTGCGTTCGGTAGCGTTATAGTATATCTCCAATGATGTAACATCATCCACATCATCGACTTTCATAATCTGCTCTTTAAAAATTGAGCGTGCAAGCTCTATATTGGGATTTTTAACAAGGATATAGTCAAGGTATGGCACTCCGTGCGTTATATCCAAGAACCACTCCCCCAACCACGTCAAAAGCTGTATCTTTATCTGCTGTGCCACACGTTCTGCATTATCAATAGCAATCAAATCACCATCAGCAATAATCAAATCATGCGTTTTTGCATTCAATGCAAAATCCAGCATCAGAACCACTCCTTACGGCAGTGTGGACAACAATAAATGTCATGCCAAACACCGTCTTTAAAATCTTCAAACGGTCCTTCCATTCTCGTTCCACATTCCGGGCATTTGGGATTATCAACACACACAAATACCCCTAACAAAATAATCGCCAAAACCAAAAATACTACCATGCTATCACCCCATTTTTAATGAGCAGAACTTGTTTCTCCATGTACGCCTGTATGCGTATGATTCTGTACGCTTATACTGCCAGCCGTAATATCACTGTCACACGCTATCTTGCCGCTCATACGGCTTGTACCACTGCAAGAGTAGTTACCCTGTATGCTGACATTGCCTTTGATGTTTACATTGCCGATAATATTAACTGTGTTATCAGGTGTCACACTTACCAACGTACCATTATTGATAAGCTCTACATTCTCAGCAGATATTGACTGTGTAGGACGCATACCTACAAAACAGAACGCATCTGTCAAATCATATCTTCGTGGGTCATGATTATCTTTATTGCCCTTACCAATCCATTCATCCGTCGAACGCTCTGCAAAAACCAACAGACATCCATCGCCAGCCTTTACAGGATAAGTTATCTGTGCATTGCCTGCATGTGGCATAAATACAGGAACGCCACTAACAACAGGATAATCTATTGTAGTGCCATCACTTTTATAATATGACATCAACGGCTTTACTGTTGCTATGCACGTACCAGCATCGAATGAAAGTATGGTAGCAGGACACGCAGTATGAATACCGCTTATGCCATTGTTTATCATATCTTCGATGTTCTGTGCTATGTCATTACCTGTCATTTTTTGCTCTCCTGTTCAACGATTTCATGGATTTCCATTTCCGTATACCAATTACCGCCCATGTATTCACCATTATGTGTCAGTTTGTCGCATTTGAACCAGCCTTTGGCAAGCCTGCTATCTACATACACCAAGTCACCGGGAGAAACTGTAGGCTGCAACAGACATTTGAGTCTGTATCCCTGTTTTCTGCTTTTTCGCTTGTTGGTATTCTTGCTGTTGCCAGCATTCTCTTTGGCAACGATGAACGATGCTTTGACAACGCTCTCAACACTGCCAATCAGTCCGCTTGCAGCACTCAGCTTGACTGCTTCGACTTTAGTTGTACCGCCAGCCTTTATAACCTGTATCATGTTGTTCTGTATGCTCCATGATAAGTCTGAGCCAGCACAAGCCTTGTCTAAGCAGCTTTTGCCTGTACCTACAAAAGAAAAACCATTAGCAAAAGACGAAAACTCGCAATCCTCTGCGTAGTTTACAACCAGTCCCATTTCCTGCGCCACATCGTCTATAACCTTTTTGCGACTTACATTTTCAGCATAGGATAAAGATACTATACAGTTGCGTATGGCTATCTGCCCATCGCTGGCTGAAATCTCTGTTGTACGTTCCCCATTTGAAAAAGTTGTCTTTATTTCTGTGATATAGCCAACGAAGATACGCTTCAAACCCATATCTTCACTATATCCAACCTCTAAAATAATAATACTGTCATCTTTTTCTATCTTTTTGGCGGTAGCGTTAGATAAGTTATAGATTTTTATTTCAGCCTTGTTTGTCTGCTGTGACAAGTCTTTGCCTATGGAAAAAGATATATTCAGCCCATCGCTGTACGGCTTACCCTCCAATACAAAGCCATCACTGCCCTGTACACCGATTGTGAGCTTATATATTCTGTCAAACTGTGCCATTGTAATATTCTTCCTCCGTCAAATACACAAGCGCAGCACGTCCATCTGCAAACGCATCCCGGTCAATTACTTTTTGTTTGGTAGCTACAAAAAACTCGCCTTTAGGAATATTAAAGCAATGCTTGTTAAACAGAAGCGGAAAGTTTGGCACTACCTTTACATTAGTAAGCAATGGATTATCGTGTTTATCCCATAAGTGAAGTGTCCAAAAATAGCCATCGGGATTCCATAACATACGAAACTTATATAGTGTTCCGTCTAATGTTACGCTCGATACTACATCGTTATCATCGTTGAATGTAATAATTTCCATTATTTTTTCCCTCCGACTAAACTTGTTGCACCATCAACAACTCCAGCCAACACGCTCTTGTTCCCGCTCAAATACGGATTTAGTACACTTAAAGAGCTTTCAACTTCATCTTTTACCATATCACCTAAACCAGCACTTCCTGCTGCGCCAGCCGCTCCAACAGCACTTTTACCAGCCGCACCGCCTGCCTTTGCAGTTTCAGCGGCTTTTTCTTTTGCTGCAGCATCTACAATGCCTTTGGGAATCTCTACTGTTTCTGTAGTCACCTTGACGATTTTCACAAAGCTGACCTCTACACCAATAACAGACAAACTTTCCTGTGATTTTGTCAACTTGCAACTTGTCATCATCATGTCAGATAGTATCATGTTAGGTCTTGTAATGGTAACAGGCTGTTTTGCATCTCTTATAGCTACAAGTGCGTCATAAGCATTCTTAAATTTCCATTCGCCTTTACCATTAGTTTTCCATGTAATAGGGCTGCTTGATACACCTATTGTCATACTGACTTTCAGTGGTTTGTTTACTACGTTGTCCTGTATCTCAAAGCCTGTTTCTACAGGATGCGTAGCTACTTCCTGTTCATACTGATAGTCAATAGTCTTGACAATATCAACCTTTAACGATACTGTACTTGATTTTTTCTGATACTTGCTTGCTAACATACCGCCTACAGCAGAACCAACAGAACCGCCAACACCAAGTACATTACCGACGGCATCACCAATAGCCTGGCCGTTGTATGTACCATCATCGTTTACTGCACCGCCTATGGCATTGTTCAAAACATTATTGCCAATACCAGCAAACAACTCACTGTTGCTTTTGCTCCCCAGCGCTCCTGCTTCACTGATATACCCACTAAACGCAGGCTCTTTAGCTTTGCCTATGATTGTTGGAGATTTAGAAGCACACATATTAGTAACCGAGCTGATTATTTCACCTAACATATAGCACCTCGCTTTATCATGGGGCAAATTCGCCAAAAGTCGGATTCCAACCACCAAACACAACTTTATTGTTCATATCGTTTGCATATTTCGCACTTTCTTCGGCGGACATGCCGCTAAACGTCCAATAATTGTTGACTGTCTGATTGCCAGAATTGTTTATATTGCGTCCACCAGTTGAAACATCTCTTCCAAGAACATTTTTCTTGTACCAATCACTGTCTATAACATTAGACATAGGTTGATTTAATGAGCTAAATGTATCTTTACCGAACCATTTCTCAAAAAGCGGTACACCCGGTTTTTTCGCATTATCAAACAAGTACTTCAATCCTGTGAATGCCACTATCAAGTTGCCAATCCAACCCAAAAGGTCTTTGATTGCAGAAACTGCATCTTTTTTGCACCAATCCTTGAATGTTTTGCCAAAATCAAGCCAAGAACCTGCCATTTTCTTGCACATATCATCCCAAGAGCCAAACATTCTGCCCATTACACTGTCGCCACCTTTCATCCAGATGTAAACATCTTGAATGAGAAGGATGATAAGCACGATGGCAGCAACTACCAATGCTGCAGGCGCAGTAGCTATAATCCAATGAGCAGCCATTGCAAGCGCAGTTCTCAATGATACAGCTCGCATAACAGCATAAGCCGCCTTTAGAGCACTGAGCATACCAATAGTACCTCTAATAGCTACGCCAACACCACGCACAGCTCCGCCAAGCAAATTAAAACCTGTAATTATTGCTGATTGTATTACTGTTCTGTGCAACCACATATATAATACACTCGCATAAATACCTGCCGTAATAAGAAAAGGTGTCCACGTGCTCATGTCGATAGCATTGACCTTTACAGTCAGTTTATCCACTTGGTCAGCAATTGTCGCAATTACTCTCGCCATTTTATCACCAAATCCAAATTTGTTTTCAATAGCAAAGAATAATTGAGCTACAGAATCTCTGATTCTGTTTGTCGCCTGTGCTACTGTCCACGGCATATTACCCAAGTCTTTTTTCAACGAATCAGACTGTTTGCGTACTGCGTCAAATACATCTTTAGCAGTCAGTTTGCCCTCAGAACCAAGTTTACGCAGACTGCCTATTGTTGTACCCATGCCCTTTGCAATGGTTTCAGCTAATTTAGGTGCTTGCTCCATAATGGAGTTCAATTCGTCGCCACGTAATGTGCCAGAACCTAACGCCTGTCCTAACTGTATCAATGCTGCTTGTTGCGATGCAGCACTGCCGCCACCCAACAACATTGCATTAGAAACGTCCTCGGTGAATTTCAGAATATCATCGGTACTTTTGCCAAGCTCGCTTGCATTTCTTGCAACAGATGTAAACAAATTCGCAGATTCAGCATAGCTTTGACGTGAACGTCCTGCCATTGCATAGATTTCTTCTTCTACACGTTTAGTTTCTTTGCCACTTTTTACTACATTTTTAATTTGTCCTTCAATTGTTTTCAATTGGTCAGACATTGCAATATAGCTATGAATGCTGAACGATATTCCAGCAAACGCCGCCAACGGACCTACCAATCTACCCATAGTTCCTTGCATTATGCCAAGCAAATCATTGCTTGTGTTAATCTGTTGGATAAACGTACCTAACCTGCTGTTTTGTAAACCTGCAAAGAATCTACTGAATACACCCTGTCGGGAATTGTTAAGATTATTAGATTGCGTTTTCGCTTTCTTTATCTCTGTGCTTAGCTGTTTTGTTTGCGATATAGCATCATCAAATATGTGAGATTTCTTTTTTGTTTCTACGTCTTTCCCAAACTTGCTAATCTCTTGATTAAGCTTCCCCAGCTCCGCAAGCTCTTTGGAGTAATCTATGCCCTTTTCTTCTTTGTATGCTATGGATTTTTTCAGTGTTACAAGCTGTGTGTATTTGACAACAAGTTCATCAAGTGCGGATGTATCACCTATTTGAAGTGCATCTTCCTGTATCTTTTCGAAAGATTCCATGCCCAACTTATCCAACTCTGCCTGCAGTTTTCTTGCTTGATTACCAGCTCCTTCTAACAGACTAATAGCCGAATCAAGTCCACCAGCAGAGTCCAAATCAACTTTGCTGAACGCATTTGCAAACGATTCGCCTATATCATCAATCATAATGCCAACTTCTTTACTTAATCTTTGAAGCTGTTCAGCTAGTTTGATAAGTCTAGGGTCGTTTATATCCGACGCACTCATTTGTGCTCCTATCGCCTGTATTCTCTGCAATTTTTCAATAACATTATCTACAGAGCTGATATTGTCGACGTTAAATCTAATCGCCGTAACAAGTTCCTGCAAAAGCATCAATATTCACCGTCCTTTTTGCTAAAGTAGTATTCCATATCTGACTTCATATCAAGTATAGCGTTGATTTTAACCAAATCTGCCAGCGTTACTACACCTGTTTTAACGTCCTGTATGGATACTACTTTTGCAATTACAGGTCGCCAAATAAACATCTCTCTGCTGACTTCGTCACAAAGAATCCCGGGGCAATTTATTTCTGGGCGATTGATGCTACAATCCCAGACAGGTTTGGCATTGAGTCGAAAAAATCCTTATAGTTTACCTCCAATACGAACCACATAAGCTCTAACATATTCATGATATGCCCGGTAAACATCTCTTCCTGATAGTTTTTGTCCAGCGGAACAACATCAGTGCCACGTTCTGTAACAATCTCTACACTGACATAGGTTTTGTTCAGAATGCGGTCTGCGTATGCCATCAGCTCAGCACCACGCAGATTACCACCAATCCCTGCAATCATCTCACCTAAATTGATGTTAGGATTTGTAACATCTTCGGTGTTCTCAGCACTTTTGCCCAAAGCACCTGTGACAACTGATTGCAAATCACCTAAAAGACCTAACGCCATCATCGGAGGCATAGCTCTTACGTAATATGTGCGTCCGCCTATCTCTTTATTCTTTACGTTGACTTCTAACATTATTGCTCCCCCTAGTCAGATTAGGTGTGTCCACCTACAACGAATTGGTCATCAGGCACAACTGCCAAAAACTCCCACGCACATTTGCCATCGCCAGCACTTCTGCCACGTTGCACCTGCGGTTTCTTTACAATCCATGCAGAGCTTGATTTCAGCAATGTACGTCCGCTCAAATCTTTGATAGACAACGCTTTAACGCCGTTGCCAGACTGATTATCAGAGTCTTGAATGCTCGATAACTTATCGTTGCTGTCAGATGACTGTAACAAGGTAATAACGATTTTCTTTAAAATGCTTTGCGGCGAAATGGAACGTACTACTTCCTGGTCGCAACCAACAACAGCGGTAGTGCCATCGCCTTGCGTTTCAATCTGCACAAAAGTGCCTTCGTCAAAACCTGTGATATTCACTGAGCCAAACACAACGATAACTTTCTTCGGGTCATATGTCTTTACGCCTGCCATATCTTAACCCCCTTATGCAAGTTCAGTAAGATTCTCATAAGTAAGAGAACCTTTAATCTCTACTGCATGGATAGCACCTGCCAACCTTGCAGTGAATTTAACATCTCTCAGCACACGCTGTGCCTTTACGTTAGCACTGATGCCAGATGCTTTCGGTACAGAAATGCTATAACCTAAATTCTTATTGCCATCTTCGTCAAACTCAGTCGGTGCAATGCCGCCGCGAGTCTGTCCCAACTCCAACACTGCATTGATTGTGTTCTCGACAATAGCAATACCAGCATCAGTATACGGCAACTTATCTCGGTTAATCATTACGCTAAATACTTCTGTCTGAATAGTTTCTACTAGCCAATCACGGAAACGGATAACGTCAATCCATTCACCAGCTGCGACCTTGCCGTTCTGAGTGATTGTGACATTACGGAACGGCTCAAAAGTATTACCATTCTTATCAGTAATTGCTTTATATTCTCCCTCGGTCAGCCTATCTGTAGTAACGCCAGCAAGACGTTTGTTTGCCCATGTTTCGCCGCCCGGCAGTACTGCAAAGCATCTTGCCATAACACCTGCGTCCGGATAATCTGTTGCTGCGTCCTTATGATAGAACCAAAAAGTTCTGTAGTAGTTGCCGTTTTTCAACTTACTGCCGATATCGGTTTCCACCTCAGGATTCTTTACTCCGTCTGCACCTGTAGCAGTGCCAAACAGTTTGGTATGAGATTCTACCCATTCAGCCATCTCCATAACAGCATCCGGGTCGCGATTTACATAGCAGATGCCATAGAAATCGTTGTCTGCTGCTGTGATAAGTGCCATATTAGTTGCAAGGTCAATAGATTCTGCTTGTTCACATGCAACTACTTTCATCAGACTGTTGGGCTTGATATAGAAACTGTGCGCCGCATCATTGCACTTCACAACGATATTGGAATCTACAACAGAAGCTGTGTATTTTGCATTAACGCCGCTATTACCTGTAACAGCATTCACCAAAGCAGACAATACGGATTCTACGCTGTCTGATTCACTAGCAGTATAAGTGAACGGATATGAAACTGCTTCTCCGTTTTCATCAATGCTCTCGATAGAGAATTTGTATTCCATCCCTTTGGTCGGATGGCCTACAACGCCTACTTTTACTGTATCGCATTGCAGTCTGCCAACTTTCACTACACTAGGCTTAGGTGTCTGACTGAACGCATCATTTACTGCAATATAGATTGCATCTTTGCTGTTAAAGCCAAGCTCCAGCAGTTCGTCACTATCGGTCACACTCAATACCCTTGTAGTTGTATAAGCGTGGGGACCGATTACAATCATCGTGCTGAAACCCTCGCTCGATACGCCAGCAGTATTCAGACTTACATCGCATTTAACGATTCTGTCAATGTTAGCCATTGTTAGCTCCTTCCTCAAATTTTATATCTGTATATATTTTGATTTTTTCATCTGTCTTTTCTTTGGTGTTGTCAGAAGTCTTTAGAACAGCTTCAACGTAAATCATCTCAAACCATTCCGGGCTATCCACAACACATCTGTCATATGATATTGTGAGGTCAATGCTTGCACGTTCAAGATATTTCCTGTTGTCCAGAACATTAGTAAGGTCCTGTACGTCGCCCGGCACGTTCACTGCAATGTTGGCAGTCTGGAATTCGTCAACCACCGTAGGACGTTCAAAAAAGCCCCACAAATCGCCTAAAAGTTCCACGCTACCATTCCCATAGGCTTGTACATTTAACGTTGCCTGCCGCAATCCTGCGACGTATACAAGCTCTTTTTCTTTGTCCCACAGCTCCACATCACCCAAACTGCGCTCAGCCATAAGGTCAACTATGATACACTGAGGAAACTCCACTGCGTAATTCTGCTTTGCCTGTATGACTGGCCAATCTGTGTATTTCTTGAGCTGATACACAAAGTATTCAAGCACTCTCTGACGTGTACTCAATGTCCTGCTATCTCCGTGGCATATGCCCTATAATGGCTTATGACATTGTTCTGATACCAATCTGACGCAACCACCTCAAACCATACCCCCAACCACATAAACCTGTCTGCCTGCTGTCCTGTCATCTGATTAGGCATGTGCAGTTGGACATCAGAATACACCTTTACGGTTCTGCAACCTCTGCGCCCCTCAGGCAACGCCTGCATTTCGTCAGGTCTTAGCTGTTGTACAGATGCTTCAATAGTAAATCTTGTCTGCGACGGCTCAGAAAACAAGCCATTTTCCATAAGCTCAGCTTTGCCCAGCCTATATATTTCAAGCGGTCTGCGAAAACTGCTCTTCATCTGACTACCCCCTTAACAGAGTTCATCATTCTTCCTGTGTCAATCAGCGGTTGATTTCTGCCTTTTTTCTTGACTGTAGACGGCGCATTCGGTGTAAAATTACCGCTTGCGATTTTCGCCTTTATAAGATTTTCAACATAAGCACTTGTCAAAGCAGCAGCTGCCTTTGCATCATTAGTTCTTTGGAAATTGCTTGCATAGCACTCAGCAATATCTCTTTGATGTTCTGCAATCGTTGAACGGATAAAACTTCTTGCAGGAATATGTTTTGTACCAAACTCATTGTAGAAAGCAACCTCAGCCGCTTCTTCACCAAACACGCCTACACTTATTTCCATGTTCTTCATCCGCTCAATCTCATTGAAAAACTTATCAAACATATTCATCCGAAAAACCTTGTCGCAACAGGTACGATACACATATCACGTATACGCTTGAATTCAAGTCCATACAACGTCTTATCAAACGTATCTGTATAACCTCTTGTACCACTGCCACCAGAACCATAGGAACGCGACAAGTCGCCCTCATGCTCACTTGTAATGCCACCAACCAGCGCATTAGAGCCTGCGCCCTCAGATGCAATAGACTGATGCAATACGGCTTTATGTGCTACGAGATACGCTACTGCTTCATAGTAAAAACTTTTAAATTTTTCTTTGGATACGTAGTGTTTGTTGATGTCAATAAGCACCATAATTACACTGTCCGACACGTCATCTAAATCTGGCGCAAGCATACGGATTAGACGAAAAATCTTTTCTTCTTCTTCGTCCGCCGTATATCTGCAACCACAAGGAGTAGTCATGATTATTCAGCCGTAGTCAGGCAAGCCTTGATGACTGCAACCATTTCTTCCTCGGTTTTTGCGTCACCCATCTCAATACCATGTTTCTTAGCAAAGTTTTTGATACGTGTGGGAGTAGGTTTAGTGCCCATAAACGCAGCAAAATCTTCAAGTGTAGCAACTTCTGCTTCTTTTTCCTGTTTCTCCACGGATTCTGCAACTTCTACTAATTGTCCGTTTTTAATCATACGTGCAATAACAGGATGTTTCTTGTTTACGTCATCGACCTTTACTGCCTGTTGGGGAAGTATGTGTTTGTTGTCGATATTAATTACGCCTACTGTATTGTTTTTAATAATCATTGTGTACTACCTCCTGCAAATAAAATAACTAAATCAGATGCCTACCATTTTAGACATAGACAACGGATAATATACGATAACGCCAGCGGTACGGCTCTCGCAAGGTACAACAAATTCAAGATTGCGTGCCTGCGGTGCATATTGAGTAAACGCCATCGGAATTTCCAGAGATACTGCGTCAATATCTTTGCGATAAATCAAGCCAACATCTTCACCGCCAGAGCCTGCACCTTTCATCTCAACAGCAGATACAACATTCTTGATGTACTGATTGTTTTTCTTGAAGTTGGTCAGAATAGATTCGCCACTAGTATCGGGAACAATAGTGTTAGCAATGTAGTTGTACTGTTTAATCGGCAATACGACAGTATCGGGAATCTCCACGCCGTTGGTCAAATCAACAATACCAGATACTGCATCGTTAAGGTCACGCAGAATCTGAGCAGGAGTTTTATCTGCCCATTTGGTAGAATTGCTTGTGCCGTCAGCTTTTACTACTGCGGTAGTGATGTTAGGATTGTCCAGAATACCTACAATCTTGCCGTCTTTATCGCCTTTGAAAGCAATCTTGTTAATCAGAGTATCGTTTGCACGGCGCGCGCTCAGTGCTCTACGTGCATTCAGCGGTAAACCTTTCATCTTAGCGGCACGGATATCTTGGGTAGAGTAACCATAAGAAGTACCAGCAGAGAAAATATCAACTGTTACTTTAGTGCCTTTTACGTCTGCACGTGGCAGGTCATCAGCATAGCTTGCAATCAGTTTAGCAATACCAACCATGCCATAGCTCTCGTAGGAGATAGATTCTGCGCCAGCGTCTGCTTCTGTAGATACAGGGAACAGTTTCGCAGCATTCAGATTAGCAAGTTTTTCGTCATAAGTCTTGGATTTGATGTACTCCAGCTGTTGGGCAAAGAATACGGATTCACTATCTTCCGCATCGTTGTTCAGCAAACCTGTGCTTACAATAGCACGCATATCTTGTTCATCATAACGCATGTTTTCCATTATTTCACCTTCCTAAAATTAACCGATTTGTACTACTGCCATACCCTGAGTATTAGCAGTAATAAATTTAGCATTTGCTACTTCAACAGTACCAGTTGCGCTCCAAACTTTCTTGGTGGCATCGTACTTAGCCGCAGTCTGAGCTACAACAGCACCCTCAACTGCAACCCATACACGGCCTTTGATAACTACAGGCACTACATAGCCTTTGTCATAATAATTTTCGCCGTCGGTCAGCTGTTTGTGTACGAACATGGTAACGCCGATAACCTTTGCACCGTCATTTGCGCCGCAAGCTTTTACCTGTGTTCCTGCATCAGTGCCGGGGATAACTGGAACGCCAGCATTAACGCCTTTTTCATCCTCAACATGATAGCTGTCAGTTGTTTTGAAAGTTGTATCAGCCAACATACCGACAATAGCGGGCTGCATCTCTTGACTATAATTTTTCTGCATATCAGTTCACCTCTTCCTTAAAACTTGGTATCTTCGCCGTTGTAAGCGTTACGCAGTCTGTCCATCATCTTTTTCCGAGCATCTCTTGAGCTTTCAGTTTCTACACCATCTTTACGTTGCTGTACGTTAAAAGCCTTACGCATCTGGTCACTCATGCTGTCGCCACGCATCTGCTCTTTGGTCAAATCAAATGCTGCATCCAGATAAGCATCAGTCTTACCTTCAGCAGTAAAGTTCGGTCGTTTTGCCTTGATGATAGCTTCTTTCAATGCTTTGTTGTCCAATTTGTCAGTATCGGCAACTTTTGCTTTGTCTGCCAACTGTTCCAGCTCAGCACGTTCTTTTACTTCTGCCTTAGCCTGCTCTTTAGCATCGTTTACTGCCTTTTCGGTATTTTCCTTTTCAGCATCCAACGCAGCTTGCAGTTTGTCGCGTTCTGCGGTAGCGGTTTCAAGTTCTTTTGCAGCTTTCTCAACCTTTTTGTTCAGTTCGTCACATTTCTTTTTGGCATCTTCGTAACGCTTGGTAGCATCGTCAAGTTTCTTGATGTTTTCCTCGTTATCAGCGGTAGCTTTGTCAAGCTCTTTGCCGCGCGCTTCATTTTCTTCTGCCAGTTCTTCGTTCTCTGCGTGCAGCTCTTCATTTTCTTTTTCGAGAGCATCACAACGTGCCACCAGCTCAGATGCACCGTCAACCTGTGCTTTCAGTTCATCCTCTTTGGATTTGAGAACAGTTTTCATTGCCAGCAGATTGCTCTCTGCGGCATCGCATTTGCTTTGCAGTGTGGAAATATGGCTGATTACGGAATCTTGCAGTTCGTACTCAATGCCATCAATTCTAAATTTGCTCATTTTTGGAATCTCCCTTTCTTCTTCATGATAATCTTCTGGATAACATTCGTCGCCATCACAATTAAGGCGAGCTTTCATACCTGCCCTTGCCTTTTTGACAACAGCAAGATGATTGATACGGATGTTGCGCTGAATAGCGTCATAAGGCTCACCATTAGCAGTAACGCCCGGTGTTTCCTCAACATCGCAGCGGTATCCTAAAGATAATTCTCTTGCGTCACCGATTTCCTGCGGTGCAAACAATACAATGTCGCAACCAACATACTTACGGCCTTCGCCTAATTCTTTAGGATAACCCTCTGACAAAATCGAGCCGATGCTCAACTTCTTTGCAGTTTCCGGCGTAACTTTACCAGCACTAGGATGTCCTACAGTAATAGGCTTGCCCCTAAATGTTGCAAGGCTATCAATGCTAAACACTTCCTCTGGCGGTCTATACTCACGCCTAATGGTTTTGTCGGGATTAAGATATGTGTAGATACCTGTCCTTGCGACAATAGGGGAATCCCTTAAAAAACCATCTGAGTCTTTGACAGCTTCGCCTACAATATAGCTGTCCATTCTTTCATAACGTTGTACATTTTCCATGTTCTCACCTCCTATCTTCGCAAATTTGGACATAAAAAAAGCACCCATTACAGGTGCATATTAAAAGCGACTATCTAAATAGACACTTTATAAACCTTATTGAAAAAAGCGTCCGCAAAACGCAAACGCCTTAATCTTCTTCGTTTCCATCTCTTTGACTTTTCAGCCATTCGTTTAATTCTTGTACTTCTTTTTCACGTTCTGAGTACTCTGGTGTACCTTCAAACACATAACCGCCCATAGGCTTTTTACTGTCAATCGCCCAGCGCTCAGCAAGTGTTAATCGTCTACCCATATTATCACCTCACACTTATAATATACCGCACTTTCAAGATTTTGTCAGCACTAAACTTCTTCAACCTCTACCTGCATATACCCCGGACCAGCCATAAGCACACGTTTCACACGCATACTTGTACTTTTGGATACAATGACTTCTCCGTCGGATTGAGTTGCGGCAAAATCATTTATAGAAGCACTCTTTCTGAATCCGTCTTTCTTCGTGAAGATGATTTTATATGGCTTATCTGCATTAGCACCGCCTGTTGTCTGAGGATTACTCGACCAACTTGTAACAGAATTAGTGCCAAACGCACTGCTCTTTTCAATCAGCTTTTGATACTTGCCAAACTCCGTCGCACTCACATCAACAGCTCTATGAATTGTGCCTGTATGTCTTGGCGAATGGTCAATGAAGTATTCAAGCTGTCTGTTCATCTGCTTGCCTTTTGCTGTTCTGTTATTGCTTACTGCTTCGTAGTTCTCAGTATTGGCAAACTCTTTGGCTGCCTTAATCGCTTTTCTGCGTCTTAACAGCTGTGCTACTGTCGGCGGATTCTTCCAGTTCTTGGTATTAGTCATAAGCGAATCTGCAGGAGCGTGGAAATTCTCGTAACTGTCGCCCTTTGTACGGATATCGACTAGCTTGTTAGGATTGTATGCACCTGTTTCCTGCTTAGGCGGTGTTTTGTCAAATTCAAACTTCTGACGTTTAGGATACTTCTCAACATAGATATGTTCGCCCATCATCGCCATGTTGGACATAGTATTTACGCTTACTTCTTTGCCTTTGTACGTCCAGCCTCTATCTGTTCGCTCAACCAGCTTTGCGCCAACTCTGATTTGTGTCCCCTTGGGCGCATTCTCAAAAGCATCAATAATGTTGTTTCTAAACCCTTGCGTAAACCGCTTACCAGCACGCTCTCTGTTCAACGCGTTAATTGTAGTACGCATCTTAGGCGGCAACTCTCTGCTTCTCAAAGCACCTTTAGGCGCTTTTAAAGCAACCTTTTTGCCTTTTACCTTAACATAGTTGCCATTTACATCACGTTCCATCATCTTCGACGCACGTCCTGTACCAAAGCTCTTAGGCAATTGCATTGCTCTGTGTTTTCCTAGTCCGAACCATGCGCCAAACTTCTTACCGTTCAGTTTGCCGCCCATGCCACCAGCAATACGTCCATCTCTGCCAATCAGTACATGTGCGCCGTTGATTGTTACCCACCTGTCATTTCTTACGTCGCCTGTCACATTGTCGCATTTTATGACACGCAAGCCGTCTACTGCGTACTCAGGCTTCAGTACTGCCACATATACGCCATCACTATCACAACGTATGCTGTCACAGTATTTTGCCATATACTCCAGCATTGCTATACCCCCTTTTCTGCAATAAAAAAGCACACTCAACGTGTGCCATCCGAAAAATTGAAAATATACTTATGGAAATTGCACCATTTTCCGAAAGTATACTTTCAATTTTTTCAATATACCTTTTTGCCAGCTTTGTAAGCTTCTCTTGCTTGGTTAACACTTAAATCATTTGCCCCACCCCAATAATCATAATCATCACGTTGCACCGGGTCATTCGCCCAACCGCAAACAGGGCAAAAGCAATAATCGTCATCTACTCCAAATTCGTGTTTTCCACATACTGGACATTTCATTGTCTTATTCCATCCTTTTTCATATTATCCAAATAATACGATTCTCCACGTTTAGGCTTAAACATCGTCACTATGCCACCACGTGAGCCGACTTTAGCTATCACATAATCATTTGTAGCTTTATTATACCTTACAAAACTCATACCATCTTTGCGTGCATATCCTATAACATCGCCACCAACAGGAGTTTGTGCCAACTTTATCGCTCTTTTTATATATGCTTTAGCAGTTCGGTATTCTCTGAAGCTCTTTACATGCTTTTCGATATGGTCTTTTGCAACAGCTAACGTCTTAAAATCTTTCATCGTAAGTCTGTTGTAACCTTTTGCGCTTGCTTTAGGCTCTTTCCTCACGCCTACGCTGATAAATCCTGGTCTGATGAATACCCTCGCACCGTTAGGCATTGTTACCCAACGTCCGCCATTCAGCGTAGGTACTGCAGCTTTCATCTTTGTGAACGCATCCATGCGCTCTTGACTGAGTTTCAGCCCCAGTTCTGGAATATACCATACATCACCGTCAGCTCTTGTAACAGCATAACAAGCTATCTTACAATTATATTTTACCGCGCTTTCCATGTTTTGTCAGCACCTCTTTCCAATAAAAAAGAGGCACTTTGAAAAAGCACCTCAAAATACATTTTCTACTGTCCGTTTAAGCTCTCTGTATGCCCATTGTGTTTTTGTGTCATCGTCCATTGCACTCAGGCACTCAACGCCTAGTTTGTAGTACCATGCCTGTTTCTCTTTGCTTCTGTTAAATCGTTTCCACAAATCGTTACCAACAACAGATAAGTCTTGTTTCATCTCTCTGATGTTGGACAGCTTATCAGCCAGCACAAGCATCTGGACGCGTCTGGGAGCTGTTCTAAGCTCATTACAGTCTTTAGCCTTGCGTACTTCCCACGGCTCACTTTTATCTTCTGTATGAGCCGCTACAAGCTCTGCAACATCATCTCCGAAATACTCTCTAATGTCTGCAATCTTTACTGCCGTATCTTCAACTACATCATGCAGTATTCCGGCTACAAGCAGGTTTTCATCTGCACCCATTCGGTACAGAATTTCCATTACCTCTAACGGATGCACAATATACGGCACTTCTTTGCCTTTTCGCTTCTGTGTTCCATGTTGCATCGTCGCAAACTGAATCGCACTATTGATTTTCGCCAATACAATCACCTCTTACACTTATATTTTATCGCATTATAAGTGTTTTGTCAGTGTTATTTTTCGTTAATTCCCAACGCTTCAGCAGCAACATTCGGGCTATATCCAAACACCTTTTGAATGTACTTGATTGACTCTTCTTTGCTTAATCCTTGCTCAGTCAGTTTTTGTTTTGCCGATTCTTTGTCTAATCCATGCTCTTTAACAATATATTCAACCGCTTCTTCTTCACTAATACGAGTTCCACTTTCAAAACCCATAAAAGCTCCTGCAGCATAACCATCTACACACCATTTATCTTCTTTTAAGCATTCGGCGTAACCACTGCCACTTCCACGGCGACATAAACCATCAGGATTACAAATCATAAATTCCATATTCTTCACCTCCGCAACTACATTTTACCGCATTTTTTGTATTTTGTCAGCGCTCTTCATAATTTTTCAGTTCATCAATACCTTTAGGCATAGGCAATGTAGCAGAAATCTCTCGCATTTGGTTCTCTAACGCAATACGTTCTGGAGAACCTTCTTTCATATTCCTGCTTTTTTCATAAATCGGATGAAGTTTATTCTTTACTGCCATGCTCTCTTTAGAATGTATCTGTAACTCAAACTTCTGCCCATCAGGAGATACACAATCAAGATGGATACCCTTGTAATCGCTAGTCTTGTCAAGATATTTGTTGTCAATCTTGGTTACTTTATATCCACGTTTTCTCAGAGCATCAACGGTTTTTACTGCATTTTTGCCTAAATCGCTATGTTTGCCCATCTGAGTATATCTCACAAGGTCACCCATTTTATTAATGACTGCGTAATCCGGCAACTTTTCTTTGTTTTTACGCCGAATTTTATTTTCTACACTGCTTGCAGTCTTAACAGAGTATTTTAATCCAGTCATACCCATATTTAATGCTTTGGATATATTCACAAGGTCTTTAGTGATTTTAGGCTCAGCTTTTCTTGCTTTGTTATATGCTTTCTGCGCTTTTACTGAGCTACGCACCAAAACATTATCTTTAGATGCTGCAGAACCGCCAACAACACTACCACCATTAACTTTTGCCGTAGCAGCCAGCGTTCTGTTCTTTCTCAGTTTGCCATTTTTTGCTTGCATTCCTCGAACCCTTGCATGTCCTCTTTTTACGGCAGTACCCTCTAAATATACAGGATGTCCATGAATATACCGCCAAATTCCATCGACCTTAACCGCTGCGTTAATTTTAGCATTTAATTCTTCTTCATTGCTTGCTTCTACCAGCACAGAGCCATCAAATCTGTATTCATCGTTCAGCACAGCTATATAGCTTTTATCTTTTAGCTGTTGCACTAATACAATTTTTTCGTCATTCATTTATTACTAATCCTTTCTGTACCAGCCACTGTTGCATTGCTATACCTAATTCGTTCGGTGCTCCTAGTTGAGAGTTAGCGAATACTTCTGCGAAAAACTCTTCCTTTCCCACTAATGTGATTTTACTGCCATATTTAGAGATGTTATCTTTCAATTTAAAATTTTTATTGTTTTTCTTGGCTATTGCAATTATTTCTTTGCGACATTGGTCAACAACTTCAGCTTGTCTATCTTTGTACCATTTCAAATACACTTCTTGACCTTCTGCCTTAGCTTTAGCAAATGAATATCCATTGGCGTAATATTCACCCACCGCTTTTTGGGCGCCCTCAAAATTAAGAAACGCATTTGGATTGCTCTCTTTCCAACCATCTTTTCTGAATCGTTTCGCTATAAGCATGTTTTGAATCAAATGTCCATATTCATGAGTAATTGCATAAATGCTATCTTTGCCTTCTGCGTGTGGCATTTGAAATGCTTGCCCAGAAGCATCTTTTACATGGCAGTTTTTATTCGTAGTTATAAGCTTATCTCTAGAATTAAAATAATTAGTCGAGAAATATAATGTCTGTCCTACTGGATTGGTAGGAAATATTCCCACGCTTGCAATAGAACTCTCCCGTTCTGCAGTTATTGTTACCTTTGTATTTTTCAGAACACCAAATTTACGCTCTAGTGATAATAGCTGATTAGTATTATCAACTGCTAAACTTTTATCTACCTTAGTCATAAAACTGTTATCAACTTTAAAGCCAGCCTTATTAAGTGCATTTTTGACTTCTTCATGCTTCGTGATTTGCCTTGCCTTTGCCTGCAACTACTTTTTTACTCTCACCTGTCTTTTTCATCGGCTTATATACTCTGATAAGCTTCTTGCCTTTTTTGCTTTTCTTGCCATGCTCATAATCTGAGAAGTTCATGCCAAACATACGCCCTTTTAACTTTCCGCCAGCACCAGACTTAATACGTCCTGTACCACCAATTAAAATATGACTGCCGTTCAGCGTTACCCACCTATCATCATAACGTGCCTGTAAAAGTTTATATTCAAGTTCTCGTTCAGTATCCGCTTCTACAACAACCGAGCCATCATATCGCCAGCCATTGTTAAGAACGGCCAAATATCTACCGTTGCTCAATTTATGCTTAATACAATATTTCTGCTCTTCCATCGTTCTTTCCTTTCCAAATAAAAAACCGCCTACGTTTGTAAGCGGTTCATTTTAATACTGTTTTGTCATAGCCCCAGCAAGATAGTCAAAATAACTTTTTACGGCTTCTTGCGGCGCACCTTCAGCTAATATATACATCTGCTCTTTTTCATCAAATGTATACCACTCAGGATTCTTCTTAAAATAAAAATTCTTATCGTTAGGATATACTGTTGCTCCGTTTTCCATGTAATCCATATATTCGTTGAAACTTTCTACTGCTTTAGGAGGTGCTTCAGATGTAAGCTCATATTCAACGCCACCATCAGTATCACTACCTACCCACTTTTCTTTATACCACTTAGGATTAGTCATAAAATAAGGCATTTCCATTGACATAGTATCTTCCCCCATATAGTCAATTTAAGCTATATAGATATGTACCTTGATATTTTCTTCGGCTAATTATCTACACAGATTAAAAATAAGCCATTTTTAAATTTAATAAAATCACACTTTTATGCCTTGCTTAAATAATAACATCATTAGGCAAAGGCTTGTAATCTAAAAGTTCTTCCCACGTTACCCCTTTTTGGATGCACTCTTCGTAGACTGCAACTACGCCACCGCGTTCTTCAACGCCAGCAGGATAGCCGCTAGGCTCTTCTAATCCAATAGGCTCTCCACCAATAACTTCAGCGTATCTCTCATATGCTTTTTCTTCCGGAGTACGAATGCTCTTTAAATATTCTTCCACAGTCATATTCTTCATTATTATGCCTCCGCTTATTACCAACCATTAAAATCAGAATAATTATTGACAATTTCATCAAATATGTCATTGCATACCTTAATAGTGTTAGGCATAAGATTTTCCATGGCATTACGAGCTGGTCCATTAAACGCAAATTTATATTCACCAAAGTGCGCCCACACCTCGGAATTTGCTCCTTTTTTGCCCTTTTCTTTACAGTATGCATTATTGTGCCCCCAAAAGCCTCCACCAGACCAGGGGTTCACCCTACCACTTGTCTGCAATCCTAAAGCATCTGTAAACATTGATATGCCAGCTTTTTGTTGTACACTTACATATTCATCTCTTAATGCATAATCAATTGCTGATTTTACGTCTTTAGGAATTCTACCAGTTGACTTAATATGCTTTGTCGGAGGTCCGCCAAAATCTTTGTTTTTTTTATCAATAGCATTATTGATAAAGGTAACAAGGTCTTTTTCAATCGCTGCTGATAATTTAGCACCAGTTGCAGTGCGCGGATTAGTAAAGCTATACAAATCATGTCCGTTCATTGAGCTATATTTACCTAACTCAGTATGCGAAAGCATGTAATCTAATTGATGGAACTCTTCATGAAACTTTGTCTTAAGTGCTCCTTGACGATTAATGCCCGCTTCTCGTTCCCATTTATTGTTGTTCATATTCATATGAACAGCGTTATAACGCGGACTGAAATAGCCACCTGTATTTTCATAATATGAATTCCTTTGTGCAGCTACACCCAAGAATTTACTGTAAAACTGAGCTTGTTGCGGAGTCATGTTCTTTGACATAATTTCTTCCAGCTCTTTTTGATGTCTAACACTTAATCTCGAATGCGCCAAAGCGGATTTTATGGCTTGCTTATGCACATTTTGAGGATTTTTTACTTTTCCCTCAACTTTTTTCGTGCCACTTTGCTTACCTACAATATTATACGGACGAACCAATCTTTTACCATTTTTAGCACGTCCACGTTCATAGTCTTTGAACCTTGTACCAAATATACGTCCTTTAAGCCTGCCGCCTACGCCAGCTTTAATACGTCCGTTGCCACCAATCAGCACATGATTACCCTGCATTGTCACCCAACGGTCATCATACCGAGCCTGTGCGATTTTAAAGTCTAATTCTAAACCAGATTTGGCATCTATTACTGCTGAACCATCGTATCGCCAGCCTTTAGCAAGCACAGCGAACCATGAGCCATCAGTAACTTTCTTTCGGATTAGCACCTTGCTATTTTCTTTCATCTTATTATACCGCCATATTGTTCTTTTGTCAGCTCTTTGGGCTGTCCATTTTATGGAGTGTTTGTGACTTGTTGCTGTTCTGCTCCCGGCTGTTGTTCCTGCGGTTTCTGTTCAGGGACTTTTGCGTTTGGTACTATCTCGGTTTCTTTGTAAAGATATGCACGTGCTTCTTTTGCGTCCATTATCTGCATATCCAACATAGCTTTTACAGTATCAACTTTGGTTTTGTTTACTCCAGCTTTAGAGCTTGCAATGTCGATTTCTTCACGCTCGGTCATCTCTTTGAGCGGATTAAACTCAATCTGCCAATCCTCATACTCTTTGCCGTTTGTAGGGCCGTTCTTGCAGTACTGAATCATTTTTATCAGTTTCTCCAGCTGTGGCTTCATTTTTGTATGCTGATAACGTCTTACTGCATTGTAGTAATTCTCAAAATCTGCAGCACCTGTTGAGTTTTCGCCACCGGGACTACGTCCGAAAAGAATCGTTACAGGAATACCTGTCATACCGGATATCTCCTGCTGGAACTCTTGTATAATCTCACGTATACCAGCTACGCTCATGTTATGTATTTGGAAATCATCATCGAGGTCAATAGCCATAGAGTTCAATATATTACGTGACATATCAAGCAAATCAAGCCTTGTTTTCACTGCCATAGTGCCTTCATCGGTCATAAGCATATCACTAAGACCTTTTAATTTCAGCACTGCTTGTGATACACGTTCTATAATATCCAACGCCCTAGCATGAGCTGTGTCATTCCTGCGGATAGCTTTAATAACGCCATCCAGACACGATAAACCAGCACCATTGTTAGCGATTCTTTCACGTCTTGGCAGTGTTTCACCATTGAACATCAGCAACCTGCTATGATGTACATCAAACGGCGTGCCATTCATAGGACAGATAGTGTAGTACTCTGTATTCCCAAAGTTATCATCGTTCGGGTCATCATTACGCAACAGCCCAGACATATCCTCGATAATATCGCGCTTATCATATACCACTAACCCTCTGATACTATCCAGTTTATTGTAGTTGACTGCATCCATAGGGCTTCCACCATCATCTGCCATGATAAAGATACATGAGCGTCCGTAGAGTCTGTCCCAGTATCCTGCTTCTACAAATGCGCCTTCTACGTCAAGCTCCTGCATATACTGCAGAATCTTATCTTCTTTGTCGCCTTTGATTTTCAGCCAATGCTTTATGCAGTCATCAATCGGAGATGTAACAATTCGGCGCGCAAGAGCATTTTGGTAAATCATAGTAAGTTCTGCATCACTCGACTTCTGTTCATAGTAAGTATTGTTATACATATACTGCTGAACGCCACGTCTTATAAATGCATCATAGTATCCATCCACTCTGTTTGCCATATTATCACCTCCTAACTGATTAACCCGCGCCAGCTGCGCACTTCACTGAGCTTGTTGAATGCATCACTCGACGCATCCACCATATCATCGTGCGAGCCGTCAGGAAAACTCTCCAGCTCAGCCAAATATTCTTCGTTCCAATCACCACGCAACATCAGTACGTTTCCTGCCTGTACCTGCGACGCAAACGGATTGGCTCTGTTCTCTTTGTTTCCTGTAGGTCTTATTGTTTCTATCGGATGTCCTGCAAGCATCTTGACATAACTGTTAGCCTGTTCCTTGCCAGCTTGTCCGGGGTCTTGCGGTACTGTTATCTTCACATTCTTGTATCTTACCTTGTCCAACGTAGCAGCACTCAGCACCGCCTTACGCACATCGTTGGCGTTTTTCCTTATATGTTTTACGTCAGCTACTATGTATCTGCCGTCTGTCATTCTGCCAATCAGTACGCCTGCTGTTGCGTCTGGTGACGGCTCAGCATTGCTTACCTCTGTTGCCGCCAAATCCCACGAACGTACCCACGCTTCTACTTTGTTCGGTACTACATCGACAATCTCAAAGTTGCCACGTTTGAAATACTTGCCAGCTGCTGGTCTGATTTTCCAGTTACCATGCAACAATCTCTCACGTTCTACTTCGCTTTGAGCCATCAAGTTGCCCAAATATCCGGGGTCTTGCTCCATCAAAATTTTGTTGTCGGTCAACTTCGATGCAATAAAAGTAAAACTCTTTATCCATTCTTTGTCGACTTCTGGATGATTTCTGAGAATTTCCGCCTTGGAATCACCCCAAATAATATCTTCGCCCACACGCACAAAATATCTGATTACCCCACTGCGTTCAGCAATAGGATAGCCTGTTTCTTCGTCCCAATACCACTGAATAAACTTCGATACCCAGCTATCTGCATCAGGATTGCACGTTGCTCTACAATATGGTCTTACACCACACGTTGAGCGGTTACGTGACAGCATATAGAAGAACTGGGATGCTGAAAAGTGACATATTTCATCAAACGCCAGCAGACAAATCTGTCCGCCTTGCCATGCGTGTACGTCTTTGTCATACTGCAAATGCGAAAACCTTATTCTTGCCCCACTAGGGAATCTGATAATTGAGTACGGTGTTTTAACAGCTTCTATGCCCAGCGGATTATACATTGTTATAGCATTGTCCCATAAACCGCCTTCGTTGAATATCTGTGAGCTGTTGCGTCTGAATATAACTGCATTAAAGTCGGGAACGCCTATATTGCGTAGCATTTCCAACAGTAAAGAGTATGTTTTCCCACCAAGTCAACCCCCGGCTGCTCCACCATAAAAAGCAATATCCGCTGAGGTAGACAAGAATAATTCTTGCGGACCTTGTTGTGGTCTTAAAACATTAGCCAAGGAAACCACCCCCCTTTATGCACTGATAACTCTATATCCATGAATAGAATGTTTAGAGCTGTCAAGTACAGAACCGACAGAGCCAGCACTTGTATTTAACGCTGTTCCTGCTTCAGTCAATGAATTAAAATATAAAATCAACCCACTATTCTTTGATATGCAATATACAGGCTTACGTCTGTTAGCACTTGCTATTTCAGCATTTCTAAACAAACCTAGCCTGCGTGCATGTCTGATGTTTTCCAAATTACTGCACCATTCAAGATTATCTACATGATTATTAGTCTTGTTAGCGTCAATATGATTAACCTGTTCGCCATTGAACGGCGGTATAAATGCCATAGCAACTAATCTATGTACTGTTATCCACTGACGTTTTCCGTGCTTTGTCAGTTTGGCAACCTTATAGCCATATCTATCAGTTTTTAGCTTTAGTTCGTCACCATCTTTGTTGCGATAAAAGCATTTCACTCTGCCGTAACTGCTAATCTGATAACGTCCCTCGTAGCCTTTTATGTCTTTCCATAGTTCCATGACTATTACCTAACTATTGCCACGCTTATTGTCTGGCAAATATATTACTGTCTGGCTGAGCGGTGTATCGTTTTTAATTTGCAGTTCCTGTTTATCGACTTTCTCTCCTGTCAAAGTAAACAGCATCTCCTGCGCCTTTACGTCACCCTCTAATCCTTTTTTGATGGCAGCCAACAACAGACCTGTACGCACGTCCATATTAGACTTGCCCATCTCTGCTACACTACTGATATTTTCAATATCAGGTACTTGCCCCGGCTTCAATGCCATGTCCAGCAAGGTTTTTGCTATGTCTTTTAACGCCTTTTTCTCTTGACGGCGTTTGACACTTGCTTTTCCTGCTTTGCTTGCGCTTTGTTTGCGTTCTTCCGGTGTTAGACTGGCATTGTAGTTGGCAATCCTCCCTTTTCCCCCTGCACCTGCCATAGTATTTTTACACCCCCATACGTTCTATTATTTCTTTGTCTTTACTAAGCCATTGTTTCCATACTTCTGTTGCAATGTGAGCCATCATATTCGGCGGTACACTCATTCCGCATATATACGCAGCATTATTAACCGTGTTATTCACAAAATTATAATCCTGTGGAAATGACTGTACAGTCTTAATATCATGTATAGTAAAGAATGTTTTGTCACATCCTCTAAACGGAACAGTACCAGCAGTCTGTGTAGGCGCAATATCTCCATCCCACACAATGGTCTGGTTAAACATCGACGCTTTCTTGCCTATACGTTTATTAACATCAGCAAGTTTTTTGTCACTGCTTTTTGCTATCTGCAACAGTTTATATGTAACTGAATCTTTTCCAGGCTCATTGCCCGGTTCTTTGCTTCTTATATCACCAAATTTAATCGGCTTATAATTAAACTTCAAATTCAGTTTTGGGTAACCCATTCTATTGGCTACAAAAAACACTCTCGGTCTACTTTGCGGTACTTCCATGAGAGCTGAATTTAGCTGAAATAACTGTACTTCATATCCTAATTCGCGATAACGTTTGATGATTTGGTTTACATATCCCTTTGCGTTACCATTAACAAGCCCCACTACGTTTTCAGCAATAGTGCATCTTGGCTTCAGTTTTTCTACCACATTTAAGTAAACAAAAAAAAGGTCGTCCAGCGTCTGTGCTTTCTGCCCCTCTCTAAATACTTTTTCTTTGCCCCACGCATCTTCGCGTTCTCCGCAACTGCTGAATGCACTGCACGGCGGGCTGGCATCCAAAATATCCAGATTGTACAATTCTTCTGGCAGGTCATCTTTCTGCAAGAACTCTCTTACATCCATGTTGTAGTTGTACTTCGGATGGTTGTTTGCCACATATACAGAGTTCATACGCGGGTCAATCTCACAATTACCGATTACTTCAAATCCTGCACGTTTATAACCCATAGACGAACCGCCACCGCAAGAGAAAATAGTAAATACCTTTACAGGCTTATCCTGCTTAATGTCTTTCAAATACCATATAGGCTCAAACATTTATACTCCCTCCAATGTTTTTACCTGCGTCATTTGGAAAAAGTGCCATTTTTACCAAAGACGTTTTTGTCTTTTGGAAAATCGGCTGTTTTTACCAAAGACGATTAATCAGTTAAATCTAAACCCACAGCAAGGGCACTCATATTTGAATTTATCATCGTCAAAATCATCTACATTGATTTCTTCACTCGCCTGTAATGCTTTTGCGATACCAAATCCGTATTCTGACAAGTCAATGCCTAACGATTCAATCTCCATAGCAAGTTTATCTTCGTCCCATGTAGAGAATTCTGCTACTTGATTGTCTGCCAGCCGGAACGCCCTTACCTGTTCTTCATCCAAATCGTCTGCCATAATGCACGGCACTTCTTTCAGTCCCAGCTTTTGGGCAGCCATATAACGTGTATGTCCGCATATAATGACGTTGTTTTCGTCAAGTACAAGCGGTACTTTAAAGCCATAGTCTTTGATGCTTTTCGCTACAACGCCTACGGCTTTTTTGTTCTTTCTCGGATTGTTCTCATAAGGCTTGATATCCTTAATCTTTACAATCTTGCATTCTATCTTAACCATTGTTCCTCCAACATAGTCTTATGCTTCAAACTCAAATCCGCATTTAGGGCAGCACACTCTTCTTGCTTCATGCTCGCCATTGCTTTCCGGTTTATCATCGTCTAAGTCGATAGCAGGTGCTGCAATATCAGCAAATCCGAAATCTTCCATTTCGATACCCATGATGCTGTCAAGTTCTTCTGCCAGCTTTTCAATATCCCACTTGCTGGCTTCATGTGTCTTGTTGTCGACCAAACGGAATGCATTTACCTGTTCTTCTGTAAGGTCATCCGCTACAATACACGGTACTTCGCTCATTCCCAGCTCTGTTGCCGCCGCATAGCGTGTATGTCCTGCAATAATTACGTTATCTGAGTCAATCACAATAGGTACTTTGAACCCAAACTCTTTAATGCTGTTCTTGACATACGGAATCGCCGCTTCATTGTCACGCGGATTGTTCTCATACGGCCGTAACTCAGCCAACTGCTTATACACTATGTTCATTTTGTCATTCCTCCAACAGATAAAATCAAAACAGTGTTTTATAACTATAACGCCAATAAGCGTTCAAATACGTTCTTGGTATAATATTGCTTTACTTTAAATTAAAAACGCCCTACAGCCCATCTCTGAGCTTGTAGGACGTTGTTCATTGCTACACAGGCGAAATTCCTTGTCGGGTGAATGTTCCTAATCTGTGCAGCATTGATTACTGCTTATAAAAATAATCGTATTTATGGTTTTCCAGCTCTTGGTATTTGTCAAACTCTGCGTCCGTCATCTTCCCATACATGCCGTCTTTACCATATTTGTTTTCCATGTCTTTTATAAAATTAGTGTATTCTTCGCTAGGCTTAGTAGGTTTGTTTTCCTTTGCTTTTTTACGCTTTGTAACCTTTACTGCGCCTAGCTCAACCAGTTCACCATTTCTTATGCCAAATTTTGCAAGTACCTTCGGTTTTTGGATTACCAGCTCGCCAGCATCATATCCTGCCGTAGATTTCTCTCCAGCTACAAGATACACTATTCTGCCTTCATATCCGCCATAATAGGGAACCTCATGCGTCAGATTGAGGCCAACAGTACTTACTCCGTTGAGCTGTTCTCCGTTTCTGTGTTTCAGCTCTTCTTTTGTTTCAAAGTCATCACCGAAATTCTTTGAGCGATGCTTCATCGTACCACCGATACGTTCTGTATCTTTCTCTTGGATGCGTATACCTAACTGCATGTTGCCATACTCTGCTGACTGCTTGAACCTCTTGCATTTCTCTGCAATCTCGCCAAGTATTTTCCTGTTGTACAAGACCTTATCAAGCTTTGCACGCCTACCACGAAAACTATTTGACAGTCTGCCTAATCGTCTGCCATTAAATTTGTTTCCCATGCCAGCAATAACAGTATTGCCCTTGCCAATCAAAACGTGTGCGCCGTTAATAGTCACCCACTTATCGGCACGCATTGCACTTTCAGTAACGCTTGCAACAGAATCACCCTCAACAATCAGCGAACCGTCAAGTCTATATGGTTCATTAAGAACAGCAAAACATGCTCCGCCAGAAGTTCTGTACATCAGCCTGACTTTATTTTCGCATTTCATTGTGTGTTCATTCCTTTATAATCAAAAATGCCCTGCAACTCACTTCTGAACTTACAGAGCATTTCTCGTTGGTTTTATTATTCTTCTTTTTCTTCTTCCGGTTCTGGTTCATCTTCCCAGTCATCTTTATAGCCGGGTTCACCTTTGAACGTCAATCCCTCAGTATCTTCTGCCCATCTTTCAAGCAAAGTTTTTCTTTTCATACTATGCCTCCTCAACTTCTATCTCTAAAAAGTTATCGCTTGCTCTTATTATACGCTTAGCTTTCATGTTTGTCTTGCGTGACACCAACACTTCATCTTCTCGCTGATTATACGAAAGATGTCTTATCGAGGTACTTCGTTTAAAGCCATTTCTTGATACAAAAACCACATTGCAAAATCCAGGATAGTCATCTACAAAGCTTTTAGCTGTTCTAGCATCGCTGCTCCAGCTCGAAACGCCCTTTTGGTCAAACGGAATTCCATTCTCAACTTTTTTTATCAATTCTTCAAACTCTTTTTGTTTTAAATGAATACCTCTGTATATTGTGCCTTTATAGCTTGGTGAATGTTCTATAACATAATCAATCACCTTGTTTTGCTCGTGCGCTTCTTGGGTTTTATTTCTTCTGATTCTCGCATAAGACACACCAGTATATTCAGTAATGGCACTTATTCCTTTTTTTACTTTATCCCTTTGCAAATCAGTTAGCTTTTTTCCTAAATGATTCTCTATAATCTCGTATGGGTCAGCATCATAATCAGGATGATATGTTTTCCTGTTGCCAATTTCCTTAACAGTAAAGTCGCCGGCTTTCGCCTTTTTTTCAGCAATCTGTTCAGGCATCCCAATTACACGCAAATTTTTACATATGCTCTTATCGTTACCAGCAGTTATTCCATCTGCGGTCATAATTCCATACGGCTTACCATTCAAAGTAGTATCAAACTCGCCTTTTTTGTTCTTTTTAAACCGATACACATCGTTGCCAATTTTAAGTTTCAGCCTACTGCCTGTCGGCAAACTATCGATTTCCGCCGTAGCATTACCATGTTGGATGTCTGTATTAATTTCTTTAAGATATTTATAGCTCCTGATTGTTTCTTTGAGCTTATTTTTGCCTTGCAATCTACCCAACTTATGAGCAAATTCCTTTTTCGGTTTATCGGGCTTTGCAACACTTTTTTGTCTGCCAGTCAAATTATACGGTCTGACTAACCTCTTGCCGTTTTTGGCTTTCGGTCTATTGTAATCTTGAAATACAGTACCAAACAGTTTACCATTAAACGCACCGCCTGCACCATATTTAATGCGACCACTGCCACCGATAAGGACGTGTGAACCATTGATAGTTACCCATCTGTCATCAGCACGCACAACATCAGCTATTACACTTTCCATTGTATCGCCCTCAATGATAGCTGAGCCGTCATGCTTATATCCGTCTTTTAAGATAACTATGTATCGGTTATCTTTCCCACGCCACATAAGCATGATTTTGTCATTATAGTTCATCTCATATCCCCTTGTTAACAATCAGCATAGTTGGCAATAGCAGGAATTGAACCTGCATCCATGATTAAAAGTCATGCGCTCTACCTCGTTAAGCTATATCGCCGCAAAAAGCGTCCCATAGGACGCAATCAGATACTCCTTCTACATTAACGTAGACGAGCTAATAAAAATTTAGACACTTGTTATTGGAGCTGGCAATAGGATTTGAACCTACAACATCCGCTTTACAAAAGCGGCGCTCTGCCAATTGAGCTATGCCAGCATTTTGCAGGCTATCAGTCAAAACAGGGAATGCCACGTGAAGGCTGCCTGTATATTCCCCAGCTCCCAACAGGATTTGAACCTGTACCATAAGCTTTACGAAAACTCAGCTCTACCATTAAGCTACGGGAGCATATGGGAACTGTATTGTCCCCATTGCCATTATGTAAAACAACGGCTATGTTCATGCCATGCCTTCGGATTTCGTTATTCTACGATACTTACTATGCACAGCCTTATTAGCAAAGCAGTACGTCGCATATCTGGCATCACAGCTCAAACTGCTAGTACCGCTTCGGGAGGAGTATATGAAAAAGCATTTAATATGCGTTTCCACCAAAAACAAAAAACCGCCCATTGTCTGAGCGGCTTTCATTTACTATTTTTACATCTTAAATTTTATCACAGGCTATTGGAAGTGTAAAGGAAGTAAATTGGAACAGCATTTCTGCTAGTTTTCTTCACTGTCAGCCTATTTTTCCTCAGTATTATCTGTATAGATGTTTATGTTACGCTGTGTAAACTTCTTTACGCCGTCAATGCCAAAAATAAGCGCAGTCAGTTTGATAAGTGCATCGTTTACATCCATTCTGATTTGACGTTCACTGACAAAATGCTTCTCAGCTAAATCATTATAGATATCCATCTTCGACAATCCCTGTGGAACGTCTTTGATATACAGCGTATTGATAACATCCCATCTGCGCAAGTCTTCAGGTCTGAGAGATTTCTCACAGTACACTTCATAAATGCCTAGCATGGATTCTATATGCTCTATGACAATATGAGTACGTAGTGCGCTGTTTCTGATACTCTCAACAGCTATTTCTCCCTTGTCTACTGGCAACTGCATCATAGCATCCATAATCTCGATTGCAGTAAGCTCTTCTTCGTCGATAGATGTCAATTCAAAGATAGCTTCTTTTGCATGTTCCTTGAACAGTCTGTAATGGTCAAGCAATATCTTTACATTGTAAAGTCTGCGTTCAAATAGTGTTTCTCTTTCTTTTTCCTTTTGCCTGCATATCTTTGAGTAAATCATCTTTGCAGTATTGTTTGCAGTTTCATTGATAATATCTATAATCTCTGGAGTTAATTCAACTGACATTTACTTGCCCCCTTGCCAAAACTCTGATAAAATAAAGTTGCAATATATCGTTTTGGGCTTGTCTTGGGGCAGGCCCTCTTTTTTTAGCTTAACAACGCCGCTAATCGCATGTTTTCGTTTGCTTTCTGTCTGCAATCACTGCAAATACACTCTTTGCCCATATACAGGATTCCGTTAAATCTACGGCAGTTCACGTATACATTGCTACCACAACCGCTACAAGGTTTAGTAATTATTTCGCCTAAACTTGTATATCTGTAGAATTCCGCATATTGTCGCCATGCATTATATAAAATCTCAGCCGTTTTTTGCATCATTTTTTGCTCTCTCCCTAGCTTTTATTTTTAACATACGTCTACGGCGTGTACGTCTGTTGCGCTCCAACAGCATGTCGCAATATTCTTTTACTTCTCTGCTCTGCTGCATGATAACTCCTAAGTTATTGATATTGCGCACATGTATCACCCCATCAGTTCAGAAGATTTTCTTTGTGATTCATCTGATAAATTTTATAGGCATCGTCAACGATAAGTTCGATAAACTTTTTAATGCTATCAATATCATTGCCGCCGTCCAGCATGTGCAACACAGAATTGTTAATAGCACTGCCAATAATATAACTTGAATTTTCCCCACCGTTACACCAATAATGGTTTTGCTCTTCATCGTCGCCCTCTTCAATCACATCGGCAGACAAAGAAAATTCAATTTTTTCGGCTACCATCTTTTCTGCAAACTCGTTGATTTCTTTACTTGTCATCGGTATCTCCCTCCAATACTTTAATCATTGCCATATAGTTAATTGCTTTTTGCTCAGCAGTTTTCGGATAACGTACAACATCTTCTGTCGATACTTTCTCAAAACATGCATCACAATAATACCACGGTATCCAGCTGTCGCTCGCTGTCACACTATGCAGATGTTCTTCCTCGCCACAAACAGCACAATACGGCTTCTGTGACGGATATATTTCACCATTCACAGCTATAACCTGCTTATTATCCATATACCCATATGTATCAGCGATAAATCTATATCCATCTCGGGCATCGACTGTTCCATATCCGTTCTGCAGATTCTCATATGCAAGATAAGGTACATGGTCAAATTCACATATCGTCAGAATGTCATGTATATCAGTTCCATACTCACGTACAATACCTGTATTCATGTCTTTTATCATGATGACAGGCATTTTTAGTTTCTCGGCTTCATCCAACGCTGCACATCGGCTCATGCACTCTTTAAGATACTTGATTGCACGTTCATCAATATCAAGTTCCGGTACAAGGTCATCCAACAGTTCTCCAGCTCTCAGAATAATGTCAAATCGGTTCATTCGTTCTACTGCCACTCAAAATGTGTTGAAATATACTCAAACACATCGAGAAATTGAAGTCCTTGCGGATACTTCTTACTGCTTCATTGTGTATGCTTTGGCGATTGTAAACAATACGCTACTCACAGGTTCTTGTACACTCCACAGTCGTAAATTCCTGCGATAGCCCGCAGTACATACTTACGTTTGCGTTGATTATGCAACTTCGTAAGTTAAAGCATCTCTTAGATTAAGAGCAGCGTTAAAATCCCTGTCCTCGACATAGCCACAATCACAACGGTATATTCTATCTGAAAGCTTCAAATCTTTCTTGATGGCACCACAACAGTGACATATTTTGGATGATGGATACCATCTGTCTACAACTCTTAATTCAATACTATTTTCATCACACTTAGCTTTAAGTTTGGTTCTAAATTCATAGAACTTTTGCGATGCAACAGCTTTTGATAGATGCCTGTTCTTCATCATTCCTGACACATTCAAATCTTCAATAGTTATATAAGATGGCTTGGCTTTCACTATCTCGGCTATTGATTTATTGATATAGTCAGTACGGATATTGTTTATTTTATGATGAAGTCTTTGTACTTTAAGCTTTTGCTTTTGTATGTTCTTTTGAGTGGACTCTCCTTTCTTTAAATTCTCATACTTGCGTGAGAAACATCTTTGTTCTCTACGCAATTTCTTTTCCAATTTTTTAACTCTTGCTGACTTATTGATATTTTTATAAGTTTTACCATTAGAAACAATTGCCAAGTCTTTCAAACCCAGGTCAATTCCTATACCGTCATTGCTATTATTAGCAATCTTAGCGTCGGGAATTTCCACAAGAGCTGACACATAATATTTGCCTGCTTTGATGGATACTGTACCGCTTTTGATTTTCCATCCGTCTTTAGTTGTTGGTATATAGCCTTTTTCTTTAATGCGTACCCAACCTAAAGCAGGTATGTTCAGCCTATGCCTCTCGCATCTACAATCTTTAGGATTGTTCTTTACGAAATACATTTTTACATCAGATTTGCCTTTCTTTTTAAAATTAGGAAAAGCACTTTGATGTTTAAAAAATCTTGTAAATGCAGTACATCCATCTTCAATAGATTTTTTTACAGCTTTTGAATATGCTTCTCTCATCCATATTTTATCA